TCCAAGGCGAGACTGTATCCCATGAACATCCATCGCAGGTCTACTGGTGCTGAGTACATGGACGAGATTGAGGCACTGTACAACTATCAGTCTAAAAGCCCAAAATCGCGAATACCACTTGCATTCCGCGCAAAGGAGGTGAGCTTGAAACGTCAACGCACGTTCGGAAAACAGTGTTGAAATAGCTTGCTTTGTTTGCGTGCGGGGCGGTGGTTAATTCCACCGCCCTTTTTTTGTTGAAAAATTCCTGTTGACATTTCGATACATGAAGGCGTAAACAGCAATCAAGAATTTAAGCCGGGGACGTTTCGGAGTAATTAACCGGGGCGCAGTTCGGAAGAAAAGGCGGGCTTGTGGGCCACAACTCACAATCCCGCCTTTTCTTTTTCCCGGAAACGAAAGGGCTAGATGAGCACAGCCACAACCGCACTGATAGCGCACCTGACAACCAAGGTGGCGTCAATCGCAAACGATACCGACCGCCTTGATTGTGCGGTCTGGCTGGAGGAATACGCGGCGGCGCTCTCGGCACAGGTTACGGCAAGTTCTTCGATCATCCAGAGCTACAGCATTACTGGCCGTTCATTCACCTATCGCAGTCTGACCGAGTTCAATAACCGCGTTGCAGAGTTACGCGGCATGATTGACGCGGCGCTGTATGGGCGCGGCGGCTATGTGGACAACCGCCTTGACACTGAGGTGAGCACTACCTATGCGTAATCCATTCCGCATATTCGGGCGCGGGTATGACGCCGGGGAATCCTCGCACGTTCGCAAGGATCTCGGCTATGGGCGGCGCGTGCCTTGCGATGAGGATAACATGGTCGGTCCCGATGGCACGCGGGAACTGATCAACATGACGGCCATAGACCTGCGGCGGAATGGCGCTGACAATGGCGTATGCGACCGTATCGCGGCCTTCGCAATCGGCGCAACCGGCCTTCGCCCGCAAGCCCTTACCAGCGATGACGACTGGAACACTATCGCTGAGGATTGGTGGAACTACGAATATTCCCCGGTATGCGATTCGCGTCAGCGGGTGAGCATGTGGCAAATGCAATGGCAGGCCGTTTCATTGCGACCGACGATGGGAGGCGTTTACTGGCAGTTGATGGCTGATGGCACCATCCGGCCAATAGAGACGGAGCGCATTAGGCAACCGGCGTCAAAAGAGGCGCGGGAAGGATGCAGGGATGGCGTCAAAGTCGATAACGCGACCGGACGCATACTCGGGTATTGGGTGCATGGCCGGGACGCCAGCGGGCAATTCCCTCTCGGCAAGGACGGCGTTTTCGTTAAGGCGGAAAACATGATCCCGGTGATTCGCCCGCCTTGGCGTCCTGACCAGGTGCGGGAGATTGCCGATTTCGCGGCGATCACGAACCGCGTGCAGGATATGCACGAAGCCAATAAGCACACCTTAAACACCATGAAAACGCAGAGCAAATTCCTTGCGTTTCTCGAAGCGGCGGGCGGGGCAGGAATCAACAGCGGGCCGCGCGGGTCAACTTCGAACACGGTAGGAGAGCGCAAGCGATTTACGGTAGACGGACTTGAAATAATGCACCTGAACCCGAACGAGAAGATGAACCTTTCGTCTTCCCCGACGCCGGGCGCAACGCATATCCCGTACATGCAGATGCAGGCGGGACTAGCAAGCGCAGGGATCGGCTACCCATACGAGTTCTTTACGTTCGATTTCTCTCACTGCGATTTCAGCCGCATGATTGCCGTTGTGGAACTGATCAACAACGCGAGCAACATTTGGAGGACATGGCTTGCGGAATCGCTTTACAAGTTATGGGTGTGGCGCATCGCAATGGCGATACGTGACGGCGATTTACCCGCCGCTCCAATTAACGCAAAGGGCATGAGCGAATGGAACCTTGTCGATTGGCAGGGGCCGAAAGACCTTGTAATGGATCGGCAGAAAGACGTGCAAGCAGACACGCTCGAATTTCAGATGCGCCAAGGGTCCATGAGCGGTGCCGCCCGTCGCCGAGGCAAGGACTATTCCGACATCCTTCGCCAGCAGGCGCGGGACTACAAGACCGAAAAGCGCATCGCAGAAGAAGAGGGCGTGCCAGAAGACATCATGCACCCCAAGGCGCAGATACCCGGGCAGACATCGAACGCCGGGCCCATCGGGCAAGGCGATGCCAGCAACGACGATGACCATGCCGACAAAAAGAAAGGCGGCAAAGCCGATGAATGAGCACTCTTTGATTCGCGTGATGACGGCGCTTGTGACTGAGCCCTGGCTACTCACTCCGTCCATGCATAAAACGCTTTGCGACATTGTAACGGCCCACGTGATCAATCCTGAACAACAGCACGCCTTGGCGTCCGCAATGCCGCAAAATCCTTCCCCGCGCGCGTTTGCTATGGCTGGCGATAACGTTGCCGTGATCCCTGTTGACGGCGTGATCGGGCGCAAGTTTTCGTCAAGCCTGTATTCGTCCGGCGTCACTTCCGTTGACGTATTGGCGCGGCTGGTGGACATGGCGGCCGGCGATGACGAAGTCAACGCAATCCTGATGGTTTACGATTCCCCGGGCGGCACGGTGCAGGGTGTTGCCGAGTGCTCAAACGCGATCATGCGGGCGCGTGAATCAAAGCCGGTTGTCGCATATGCCGATGGTCAGATGTGCAGCGCGGCCTATTGGATGGCGTCTCAATCGTCCGCTATTTATGCATGGGATGAGGCTTGTATCGGAAGCATCGGCGTCTATTCGGCATTCCTTGATCGTTCCCGCGAAATGGAAATGGCTGGCATCAAGCCCATGATTTTCAAGAGCGGCGAACACAAGGCGATGGGATTTGTGGGCACGAGCTTGACCGAAAAAGAGCGGGCGATGATCCAGGCGCGGGTTGACGATATCGGGGCCAAGTTCAGATCAACCGTGAGCGCCGGCCGGGCCCGTACCATTGCTGATGACGTGATGCAGGGCCAATCATTCACCGCGTCGGAATCTCTGGCGAATGGGTTGATTGACAGTATCTCGAATTACGCCACGGCGTTAAAGGATGCCGGGGCGTTAGGTAGACAGGAAAAACAAAAGAAAGAAGGGAAGCAGTAAAATGAAGAAGATCGGATTGGTTCTGGTTTCGTTGATCGTTGGTTGCGCGGTGTTGGCTCAGGCCGACACGGCCACGGTGTCTCTGACCGTAACTGGCGGGCAGGCGATTGCGTACAGTGACGCAATCCCGGCAAGCGGCATTCTTGAAAAGATCGAAGTGGTTCAGTCGGCCAGTTGCACGGCGACCGTAACCATTGCCACCTACAGCGGCACTACCGCCGTGGATACGTTTGCGAGCCTTTCCTCGCTGGTCGGCAACAAGGTCGTGCGGCCGCGTGTAATCGGCACCACTACGGCAGGCGTCAACTTGGCGGCTTCGATTCAGGCGGGGTCCGACGCTCTGACGAATCTTGTCAGCACGGCGCTTATAGGTCTGTACGAAAAGCAGATGATCGGCGGGAATGTCAAGATGGCCGTTACCGACGCTGGAACGTCAACCGGAACGAACACCGTTACCGCTACCGTGTATTTCACGCCGGTCAAGAAGTAAGGAGTCCACCATGCCGAAAACAGTTGTTGAACAGTTGGCCGATGCAGGTTTGCAGATTGCAAAGCTGGAAGCCGACGCGAAGGCGGCCGCTGATCTGCTGACTGAGGCGCAAGCCAAGGTTGCGGAGTTGACGGCTAAGATCGAATCCGACGCTAAGGCCTATGCCGAAGCGATGGATAAGATCAAGGTTGAAGCTGAACAGGCTGCAGTTACCGCTAAGGCGGCGGTGGACAAGCTTACGGCCGATCTTTCGGCGGTCACAACCGAACGCGATGAAGCCATGAAGAAGCTGGCAAACCCGGCTTACAAGATGGCGGGCGCAGATGGCGATAAGACCGCAATCGAAGAAGGCGGCGCGGCTGACGGCGAAAGCGACGGCATGAAGCAGTCGAAGGCGCTTGCTGAGTATCGCAAGCTGGACGGCAAGCCGGATGAGCAGAAGGCGTTTCGCGTCAAGCATTGGCGCGTGTTGGGTATCGACGAAGAGAAGTAATAAGCAAAGGGCAACAGCCCATTAAGAAGAAAGCGAAAGGATAGAAATCATGGCCTCTACAATCACGAATATCAACTGGGCGCGGGTCGATCAGAAGGTCGTTGCCGCATTGCGTTACGGGCTTCCCGCCCGCGATCTTTTCTCCATGCGCGCTTTGACGCTGGAGGAAACTGAGAGCATTGAAAACGACGTTGTGCGGGTGCCGCTGGCTACCGACCCGACGCTGGCTGTCAAGACCCTTGGCACGGCTGCCACGGGAACGGGCTCGCTGGTTGCGGTTGACGTGACCCTGGGCAATCCAAAGGCTGTCGGTTGGGACGCCATTGAGGGCAAGATGAGCGGCAGTCTTTTTCAGAACTACTGGGAAGACAAGATTGCCGGCGGCATGTACGTCCTTGCCAAGGCGGTGCTTGACGCAGGCCTTGCCTATGTGACGGCCGCGAACTTCGGGAACACCGAAGGCACCGACAAGTTGACTGTCGCGCCGGCTGACTTCGGGCAGGCTGATCTCGGATTGCTCTGGGAGTACGGCGCCAAGAAGATCAAGCAGCGTTCACGCTCGCTGATCCTGAACGCGGCCTATGCCGGGCAGTTGATCGGAAACAGCAATCTTATGACGATCTTCGCGCAGGCGAATGGAACGAACCCGATTGAGACGGGCGTCCTCCCTCGCTTGATCGGTCACCAGACGGCGGCCTATCCTGACATGCCGAGCAACAGCGAGAACCTTGGCGGAGCGGTGTTCGGCCAGGCGGCTATTGCCCTGGCTTGCGCGCCTATCTCCCCGCTGGCTCAGGCTGGTGAAGGGGATATCGTTGATCGGCGCGTGATCACGCACCCGGATACGGGCTTTAGCGCCCTTTATACCATGACGGCCGCTGGCGGTGGTACGGTCAAGGGCGAGTTGGCGCTTATGTACGGCGCGGCCAAGGGGCAGGATGCCGTTGTCCGAATCGTCAGCGCGTAAGGGGTGCAGCGTTGAAATCATCCATTCTGGTTTGCCAGTTGGAATCGGGGGCGCTGCACAGCGCGGCGTTCCCGCTTTTCTCTGAGGCGGATGCCGCCTTGGCGAAAATACGGAAGGAGCGGTCAATCGAGGTCGGCAAGAAATCCGTCCCCGTTTCTACCGCGTTGATCGTGACACAGAACGCCACATCGGCGCAGGTTGTCAAGGTGGCGACCATTGCTGCCGATGCGCGGCGCGAAGCGTTGACGGCGAAATCTAAGAAGTAATCCTCCAGCGGGGGCCGGTGTCCGCACTCTCCCGGCCCGGCCTCCGCATATTATCATGAGCCTGATAACACAGATGGCGGCAGACGTGGCGCGCGCCGTTTCTGATTTGCCGGACGAAATTGTCATGGCTACGCCGGACGGCAGGACGCTTGCTTGCGTTGCCGGTTCGGTTGTCGCATCGAAGCGGCTTACCGATGAAGGATTTTTGCCGGAATACGATTTGCAGGTGGTCGTGCAGAATAGCCTACTGGTTGACGGCGCGGGGAATGATGCTCCATTGACACTCAGGCAGCAATTTACGTTGACCAGGACTGGGTTGCGCTATCGGATTGAAAGACTTACGGGCGGGGCGGACGATGCGGCTACCGTGGCCGATTGCGTACAGGTGACAGCGTGAGTGTGAGCCTTCGCATAGACACACGCGAATTTGCGCAAGTGATGCGCGAATATGTGGCGGTAACAGGAAAGGATTCTGCTGAGGCGGTGAACCGGCAGGCCAGAAACTTTGCCATTAAGTGCATATCGCGCACCAAGTCAGCAAAAGGCGCGGCGGCTATAAAGGCGCTTCAAAATGAATCATGGTGGCCAAAGATGATTGCCACGATCGTAGGTAAGCAAGCCGGGGCAAAGGCTGCGTCAGAATCTTTTCAAGCGCAATGGGCAGCAGGCGAAATGCCGAAGCATCGCAAGGGAGCTTTCAAGTTGGACCGCAAGGAACGCAGTTATGCCAAGTACGCGAAGCAGCTTTCACGATCCATCTTGGCGAGCCGTTCGGCGGCAATAACTTTTCTGAGGTTTTTCTTTCGGACGGTGGCAACGCGCATGGCTCAATACTCTCCAAGCGGAACAGTTCCCGGCGGCAAGGCGTTTCCTGACATGCAGACGATGATTGTCCCGGCAACGCAGAGAAACACGAACGTCAGAATGGAGTCATCTTACAGATTCAAAAGGCGCGGACCCGATTCTGCGGCTGGTGCTGAACGTGTGTTGCAGGCGGCAATGTCTCAGTCGATATCCGCCACCATTGCCGACATGCGCGAGTACATCAACCGCAAGCTGGCCCAGCGTGCCCAGCAGTACAGCGGGAGGGCCACGTGAGCGCGCCCTATTGGGATATTAGGGCCAAGGTGCAGACCGCCATTGCGGCCTATCTGCTGGCCACGGACGCCGGGGCCCGGCTGGTGGCGTCTGACGACTGGGCAGGAAGCCCGACGCTGGTGCCGGTCCGCGTGGGGTTCACTTCCGACCTGATTGAAGCCATGCCGATGGTGGCCGTGGTGGCGGCGCAGTCTTCCCGATATCTACCCGAGGTTGTGAGTCAGTCTGACAACACGCGTCTGGTCACATTGCGCGTGATGATACGCAGTTCAACGGATGAGGTTAGCGGTAGTGGTGGTGACACACCGGCAGAGGACTTTCATAACGAACTTGTTGCGGCCATATTCGACATGCTGAATGACGAGGGGATCGTGGCGGCCGTCAATGCCGTGGCACCGGCCGATTGCACGGTGCAACAGATCGACCTGACGGATGAGGGATCCCAGATCGTGGACAACAACCTGGAGACCTGGCACGAGATGCAGATTGTAGCCATGCCACAATGAAAACAGACAGCATAGCGATAGGACTGAGAATCGGGCAGATGGTTGACCCGGCGTTGTTCGTGGCGTGGACCCGCCTTCTACGCGGCGGTTTGCGGCCGTCTGATGCCGTGCTGATGCCGTCGGTCGGGGTACCGCATTCCTGCGCCTGCAACGTCCTGGCAGAGCGCTTCCTTGAAAGCCAGTGTGACGCCCTGCTTCTGCTTGATGATGACATGGACTTCGAACCGGACGCCCTGAACGCCCTGCGTGCGACGGACTCGGAGCACTCGATTCTTTCGGCGCTCTACACCACGCGGCGGGAGCCCATCCGGCCCATCGTGATGCATCGCCGTGAGAACGGGTACGGACCGCGCAAGCCGGAAGAATGCCACGGCCTGGTAGATTGTGACGTGGTTGGATTCGGATTCACGCTGATCTCTCGCCAGGTGGTGGCGCACGCGGCCGAAGACCGGGGAATGTCCGGCCCGTTCCAGTGGTCCAACGTCATGGGCGAGGATGGCGACTTCTGCCTGTGGGCGGCGGCACACGGCTACAAGGTCGGGTGCAACTGTGACGTGATCGTCGGGCACAGAGTCACGTATACGTCAACATGGGACGCTGAATCGAACGCTGTTGAAATGGAACTGAGAAACTACGGCATGAACAAGAAAGGCAAGGGCTAATACTATGGCGGCAACACAACTCGGAAGCACTCTGATTATCGGTGGGCAGCGGACACTCACGAATTACATCGTCAGCGAGGAAACAGCGAACGATGCGAACGTCGTAATGGAAGACGTTGAAGATGCCGATGGCGCTTTCGCCACGCGGATTATCTTTCGCAACGAAGGCAAGATTAAAGTC